TAAAGTTGTTATATTTTGTTCATCTGTTGCTTGTTTAGTTGTTAATGTAGCTAGATTTGATTGTAAAGTTGTGATATTTTGTTCATCTGTTGCTTGTTTAGTTGTTAATGTAGCTAGATTTGATTGTAGAGTTGTGATATTTTGTTCATCTATTACTTGGTTATTAGAAACTGTAGTGAGAGTAGAATTTATAGTATTCAATGATGCTTGAATATCACCGCTTACATTACGTAAATATGACATCTGTGTATCGGTTAGATAAGCCCCGTTTGCATTAATTACTGGAGGTAATGTAATATTTGTTGTAAAAACTGGTTGATCTAACGGCGCATAATTTGACTGAATAGTAACTATTTGATTTGTATTAACAACACCTACATCTACTGTCTCTTGTATAGTCACTGAATGAGTCTGGATTTGTGAATTATGATTTGCTAAGGTGTCTGCTTGAACACTGAGTTCGTATTTATTACCTTCTAGCACAGCATTGATTGATGCACCGTCCAGTAAAATACTTCCTTGTTTCAAGTTTAAGATTCCGTTGTGGATAGTTAAATTTCCGTTCATGATATTCACATTGGAATTATTCGAATTTTCATTTATTATTATATCTCCGCTTGTTGGTTTATTATTATTTATATGTATATTGTAACCATCATCTGTTGTAATATTTAAATCGTTGTGATGTTGTTGTAATAGTGTGTCTTGTAATGTTAAGGATTCTGTTCCTGTTGTAGTTAATGTTAAAGAACTTGATGTATTTAATGTTGATGAAATTGAGTTAGTGATTACATCTTTATATTCTACAGTTTGATTACTAAAATTTTGTGGATTAAATAGAGATTGAATCTTTGGACGTAAATACTGTGCCATGTATATATTATTTGTATACATATTTTTTAATTTTTATTCTTAATTCGCTTTTTGGTTGAAAACGTAAAAACATCTGAACTATGTGGAATCTGGTAGCCACCGCCTGATTGGTGTTGAATCTGTACACCGCGTAACATCTGACCATTAGGTATGTGTAAAAACTTAGCACTCGAAGAGTATTTCATTTCTTCTTTAGGAACATTCTTTTTACTAGGCATTTTATAATATATAATATATAATATATAATATATAATTTTTAAAAAAAGGAAATAAGATTCATTATATTAATTAGAAACAGACAAGTTATTAATATAGTTTTGATGGAATTTGGTTTGTTCGTGTTTTGTTTTATGACTATCTCTTAATATACCACAATAACATAAAACTTTTAATTTTTTCTTTTCAAGAATTGCTTCTCTATTTTTTATATAATATTCGTGTGTTTTTTCAAGAATTGTTTCTCTATTTTCAAGGTAGTGGGCTTTTTTATTGAGTAAGTCTGTTTCCTTGTTTTTAGCGTAGTATTGTTTACGATAAAGGTAACGTTGTTCTTTATTAATCTCGCGATATTCTTGTACAGTTCGTGTAGGTATTATTTTATTAACACATTTTTTTATTGTTTCTATATAATATCGTTCTCTTGCATGAAGTTCATCTTTAGAACTACAAGAATATAATTCAATTAAAACTATGTTGTAATCATTATTCGCGATAATTTGAAAAGATGTTGTAAATCTTTGTAATCCTTCTAAATAACTTTTATAATTACTTACATGTTTTGATAGTCTTCTTGCTAAAGTTGGTTCACAAGTACTACCAATATATATGTTTCCATTACTGTTATCGACAATTTTGTATATCTTTCCTAATTCATAGTTTACCATTTTACTCTCTTTTATATTCTTTTATTACTTAATCTTTAAATAGTTTATTTTTAAGTTAAATTAAAATAGTAATTATTTACTCAATTTTTAAGAAGGATCCATTGGACACGTTTAAGCCCACTTGTTTTTGGAAGAATAAATAGACATAGTAGTCTAAACTAATATTAGCATTTGCTACGTTATTTTGAAATAATACTTGAACCGCTTTACTCGAATTATCTTCAGATTCACTTTCAATATTAGTTAAATCGACGTAATAAAAGCCATATGAATTTTCAAAATCAGATTTAGAAATACATCCACTTGACATTCCAAGCGATCTCATTGATCCTCCGTTGATAGATAACTCTGGTTTTACCCCAGTATTATAAAACATAAAAGTATGTGATAATGGTACAGAAAACACAGGACGTCCGCTAATTTGAATTTGAAAGTTGGTAATCTTACTATACGGAAAGCAAGTAGCAGGACATGATGAAAATGGACTTTGTTTAGCATCTAATCCATTACAAGCATTAGAAGTTCCCGATAAAATTGGTACCATAAGTAATCCCCTTAATCTTGATATACCAGATGTGATTAAATTATTTACGTTTTGATTATATCCGACATTTGGAATAAGATATTGAACAACATCGTTGTATAAAATGTTTCTTTCCGGTGCAGAAATATATAATGCTTCAGTTTGAGGATTAAATGTATAAAGAGATGCATAAAATCTACAGTTTGGTTGTGTAGAGTTCCCTATTTTTAGATTGTATTGTACTTGAGTGCAATCAGAATTAATTCTAAAACCTGATCCTACAATTGGATCATTAGCTATAGGACTTACCATAAAGGGACATGTTTGTCTCGGGATCGAATAATTTACAATACTTACATGTTGTGCTGAACTTACATTCTCAGTTATTGTAATCCCCGTATTTAGATATAGATTAAGTCTTACAGAGAGTCCCCGAGTAATAGGTAATTTATCAAAAAAGTCATGTAAAACAGACATTGGAATAGTTGCGAAAATATTGTATGTAATTTCTGTAGCTGTATTGGTAAGTAAACAATTTCTAAATGATTCCCCAGTTTTTGAAACAGTTGTAAAGTAGTTGTTAATAGTAGTTTGAGATGGATCATAACCAGTATTCATGAGCCTGTTTTGTCTCCCTTGATTAATAACATTTGTTAAAAAACCCGTGGATGGATTAAATAAAGCACTTGATTTTGAAATAACATTATTAGATTCACCTAAACCTGAATTTGTAAGAGATAATGGCGTTAACCATGTTATGGGCTGGTTTATTGTCAATGCTGATGCTGGAAAAGGATTTACCTGAACTGTTCTTAGAGCTATATTTGCATTATTTATAACTGTATATGTAATTCCTCCATAAATAAATTGTTGTCCTACTTGAGCATTGGTTGGTACTGCACCAAATGTAGCTGTTCCATCTATAGAAATAGATTGAAGAGTAGAAGTACCAGTTATATACGTAACTGTAGGTGTAGGTATATATCTAATAGAATCACCTGTATCTAAATAAAAATTCATACTGTCACCAATAATACGTCTATCATCGGCGCTCATCTCATATAATCGGAATGAATTAGGAATATTTGCTCCTTGACATGGTTGATTAACGGGATTGTCGTTCACTGTAATAAGTAATGAATCAACTATATGCTGATAGCCGTTTTTTAATGATAATGCAAAAGCATTTTCTGGTAATGCACTAAAGTTTCCTACAGTTGGTTTTACTGTTAATGCTAAAGGAATTAAAACAAAAGATTCCGCCCAGTTCACGAACTGATTGGTATTTGCTAGACTGATAAGTTCAAATTTAACTTCACTTGTATTACTGTTATATGCACCATTTGCTAAATCGTTATAATAGATATACTGACGGTCTTTAGTAATGTAAATGTTTGAATCTTTTTTTAAACTGCTTGTAAATTCGTATTCTGTGTTCGTACTAGACATTTATATATACTAAAGATAAAAAAAATTGAATAATAATTTATCATTTTTATTTGTTTCAGTTGAAAATAAGTTTTGCCATATCTTTAAATTTTTTAATAATCCTTTTCTTTTATTTTCTTTATATGACTTCAAAAATGATATACAAAAATACCCACAATAAGTAGATTTCATGTCTTGAATTATCATAGTATTATATGTGATGGTCTCTTTCTTATATTTATCTTTTAAAAAGTCTTCTACTTCTTGAGGGGGTGGTTGTCCAAAACTGTCCATGTATAAACAATCTTTCTTAGTCATTATTAAAGCTGTCCAATGACTACCCCGTTGATTATGATTCTCTAGATTGATAATATAATTTCCGTTCTTATGTAATAACATCTCTTCATCTTTTGCTATAACATTAACTAACGGAATCTTCATCTTTTTACATATATCTATAATATCAAAGTTTGAAAGTTCTTTCTTAAATTTTGGATGCTTACTTAATCCTTTACCTATGTATTCATCCTTTATATTATCAAGTTGTTCGAGATTATGTGCTGTGATAGGATTAATCGTCTCTGTAGATATCTGTTTAATATTCGGGTTTAAACTTCCTAAGATAGAAACGGGGTCTAATTTGGTTCTAATGCTTGTCTCGTTTTTCTTAGTTTGGTTTAGAATATCATATGGTAAAATAGGTTTATTATAAGTGATGATTTCTTTGGATTTATCACCTATATCACTACTTAACTTTGCCCCAAGTGAATGGCCTAAGGTTGTTATAGATTCTTTACCATATTTCTTTTCGGCTTCTTGTTGTATTTCCTTTGCATGATTATATCTTGTAGATGATAGGTAAAGTTGTGGAAAGAAAGAGAGTTTAAAATCTGTTATGATGTCGGCTAAACCTTTTGTACCTCTATGAACAACGTAAGTCTCATGAGTGATTGGATTATTATAAACTTGTGCTCTCTGTCCTGATAGACTATTATCACGGTAAAAACCATTGATAGTCTCCTTTTGATTCTTACTATATGAATTCTCTAAGAACTCTTTTAAAGCATTTGAATAAATACCTTGACCTATTAATTTACCATATTTCATCGTGTGTATATATAATTAGTAGATAATACAAATTATATATTTTGAAAAAAGAGAGTTCATAAACCTTCTTATAACTATCCCAGAAAGGCTCCCGTAAATATTTATTGTACTTCATTGAATCTTTTTTAAAATCTTTAAAATTCTATACAATAAAAGAGATTACGGGAGACTTGAGATAGTTTTTTTAAAATTCTTTTTATATAATTTGAAAAAATAAAAAATGAAAATCAAATTTGAAAAATATTTTTATTTCAATTTGATAAATACCTTCCCAACCTTCCCGTAGTCTCCCGTATTGTATATATTTTAAAGATAATATAATAAATATACAATAAAGTACAATAAACCTTAACGGGAGACTTGACGGGAAGGTTATACTCACGAAAAACAACCCTCCGGAATCAATTTTTCTATAAAAATAAAATAATTAATGCTATCATACTACCATTAATTCCTAATTTAGACAGTACGAAATATGTCACTACTTGATTTAGATTACTATAAAAATTGATTGGCATAATTGTATTAGAGATAGAGTTAGACACATAGTTCTTCAATGCTATCTTTACATATTTACAAATTTTTTTTTAACATACTTGAACAGTAATGTTGAATTAGCTATTTTCTTAACTGCTTTGGATGATATGAGATAATCTATTTGATTACTTAAGATAATTGTTTCTTCATCTGTAAGATTATATACTTTTGATAAGACTTGAACAGCAACAATTTTTATATCTATCTTTTTAGATTTTACTAAATTAATCACCATATTCAACACATACAGTGTTAAGTCATGGTTGAACTTGAGCGCACTAAATTCTGGTATTTCTTTCACTAGTAAAGACACCTTAGCTATGATGTCGTTTACCTCATAGTGTAATGCTAGGCTTCCTGTTTTTTTCACTAAATCCGTCATTATATTTAATATGAATAAAAAAAATCTCTATTTAAATAATATACATAAATGCCTTTATCAAATGACTTTACGAATACAAGATTATCTTATTTACAAGATGCTATTAAAAATACAAAAGTAGTAGCAAAACAATTTTACCCGCGCTTTGTACGAGAGTATAACGAACAGTTTCCTTTTACGGAACCAAAATTAAGTAGTATTGGAAATCCTATTGGTAATACTGCTATAAGAGGCTACTTAAAAAAACCATCAGATGAACAAGTAATAGAAAATTTAACTACGAAAATAAATTCTTTGACCAATGATGAAAATATCACAAAATATATTGTTGATGCTTTAGGTGAACAGTTATCTATATCTGCATTGAAGTATTACGATGAAAACTTTAATACTATTCAAAAACAAATTTCAATATCTCGTGATGGAATAGGAAAAGATGCATTTATAGATAAAGTTCTAGAAACTTTACGTAATGACCCGCATACTAAAAATTTAAGTATTTATGATAGTACGCCTTACTTAATCCGACCTGATGATCCTGTAAAGGTAGAAACACCTGATATATTTAGTCATATGAATGAAGATCAATTAATAGACTTAGAAGATACCTTAACACCAATGAAGCAAAAAGAACCAATGATACCATTTGATTTACACGATTTATTCATACCAAAACAACCATATTTAAGAGACACTGTAAAATTACCAGACGCTATAAAATTACCAAAAAAAGGAAAAACGGTTAGGTTAGCCGAAACCTTAGAAGAATCACTTCCTGTTCTTCAAAGAAAAAGTGTTCTACCATTAGCAGAATCACTTTCTCTTCTTCAAAGAAAAAGCATTCTACAATTACCTCAAGCAATACCTGTTGCGGAACAAGTAGCAGAAAAAAATTCCAATGAAAAACTACCATTTTTAGAAGAATTAAAAGCAGTTGATGGAAAACCAGTAAAACCAAGAGGTAGAATGGCTGGTATTCCAAACCATGATAATAGAATTGAAAATCCGACGGATGAACAACTTATAGGAGAAATAGTAAAAAGACTTAAAATGAAAAGAGAAGACATCACTGAAGAATTCTTAAATAGATATAAAACAGCATATTTAAAGCCAGACCCTAAAAAATCGTCTACTACATCACAGGCAATAACAAGAAGCAAAGCAAAAAGTAAAAATTTATCTTTAGGAGTATCCAGTGGAAGTATTGTTTTGAACACATCACCACCACCGAAAAAAGTAAAAATTATTGATAAAACCAAACAATTCGCAAAAGGTATTCAATTAAAACCATTACGAATTCAAAATAGAATCATAAAACATAAACAAGTATTCAATAATAATAAGTATGCTATTGATACAAAAAAGTTAAAGAAAAACATTCTAGATTTAAAATATGTCAAAAATGCAAATCATGTCGCAACTTTTCAACCTATAGAAATCAGTGATAAACTAAGATATATCATTGATAATATTATTAAAGACTTTTACAACGTTCAAAACGAAGACTTTAATAATCTTAATTCTACGGAAAAAAGAATATTAAAAAGACTATTTACCTTTTTGAATATTCAAAATAATACATTGAACGAATCTTCCTATAGTGACAAAAATGATAGTATTCAGCACAATTTCGAAGTAGCGTATGGTAGTTTTTTAGCAGGCAATGACAATAAAGAATTAATCAACGAATTAATACAATATGTTAAACTCGCTTTACATGAAAACACCATCAGTAAGAAAGATGGATATGAAATTCTTAAGAAGTTAAATAATAAATGAAAACGTATATTATGTAAAATAAATATATAATTATATTGTAAATAATGGTACAAAATGTTATCGTCATGAATTCTAGTAATTATAACAAACAAAATAGTAATGGAAACTCTTTCGTATATAAATTTCCAAGAGAGATTACCTTTAATCCATCTGATAAAATTGGTATTCAATCCGCATCTATCTTTAATTCATTTTATAATATTACCTCTAAACTCAACAATAATAAAATGTCTATTATATTTCCTTGTAATAATCCTAATGGTGGTTCAACATCTGTTATGCAGTGTTATATAGGAAATAGTGTTCAATTTACGGGGCAGGTTAGCAATCCTCCAAATTTAGAAATCAGTGGAAGTACTATAAGTCCAACTTTTACAAGTGTTTTTACTGGATTCGTAGGCGGAACAAAATATACTTTACCAAGCGCATACATAGCAGGTAATGTATTATACCTTACAGTGGCTAATAGCGCTCCCGCACAAGTTGTCGTAGGAATGTTTATTAATGGTTCAGACACTAGAATTACTAGTAAAAATACAGTAGGTAATTTAACAAATTATACATTAAACAACTCCGCGCTTACGGGGCTTGGTTCATCTGTATCTCCAATAAACACTATCTTTGCATGTGGAACAGGTAGAACTATTTATATAACGGATAAACCCGTAAAAACGTTTAAAGAATTGACTACAAGCCCAATTTTTGTTCAGGCTACCGGTTTGGTTTCTCAACCTATTAATGATGCTATTATAAACGCATCTACAACTACTTTAACTCCTACTGATAATACGTTGAATGTGTATCTTTCTTCACGTAGCATTTCCGCAGGCATTGGTTCATCAGTATTTACAGGAACAGCAGATGCACCCGTATATATTGGAATGACATTTAGATTAAATAATATCACTTACACTATTACTCAAAGTAGTGTTCAAGGCACTTTATATACATTATCTCTTGATAAAACTGTAGGCATTTTCCCTACAACTACTATAAACAATGTTGGAATACCAAATAATTCATTCAGTATATTAACAGTGACGGGTACGCCTTTAGGAAATGGTATATTTTTACCAAGTAGTTCAACAACGATGACACTTTCAGGTGTAGGTATTAATTCCAACGTTCGAGTATTAGACCAACTTTCAACTACTGGTACATCATCAGGTGTTGCAGGTACATATAAAATAAGTTATAATCCAAATACACTTCCTATCACAATGCTTGCTACTGATAGTGTGTCAAATAATACAATATTGTATATTAGTTCATTATCAGGACATAGTATTATATCAGGTATGAAATTTCAAGTTGGTGGAAGAACAATTACGATTGGTACTCAAATCACAGGAAATACAGGTAGCGTAGGAACTTATAATATAAGCACACCTACAGGCATCATTCCCTCAATATATCCACAACAGATTACAGCGAGTAGTTCTTTTTCAAATGACATTGTTGTAAGTTTTACAATTCCAGATGGTTATTATACAGCAGACACGATGAACAAATACTTACAACAGGTAATGATATCTAACAACCTTTATTTAACCGATGGTGTTAATGGACAGACATCTTTATTTTACATAGAGATAGCCCAAAATCCAGCATTCTATGCTCTACAAGTAAATATTCATCCTTTACCTCAAACTCTCAGTAATACTCAAGCATATCCCATAGGCGCAAACTGGACTTTATTAAACGATGGTATAAAATACAATCCGCAACTTATATTACCAGAAGAAATTCAACCATGGTTCGGGTTTTCATCTAGTATTAGAGATGATGCAAATGTACTATTTGATGAATTTAATGATATGGCTATACCAAGATCTACTACTTTATTAAATGGTACAGATTTTTATTATTTATCTACAGTGTGTCCAAAACTAAATAGTATCAACAGTCTTGTTTTATGTTGTAATCTTATTAACAGTGATTTTTCCATACCATCTAATCTATTCTTCAACATTCCATTAAGTGCCAGTTTTGGAAATCTTATTACAGTAAATCCATTTGACCCGAGTCTATGTAATGTAAGGGGTGGTTATGAGTCCAATATAGAGATAACCATCTTTGACACTGACTTTAACCCTATTGCTATACGAGATACAGATATTACACTGACACTAGTGATTAATAGAAGTGATATTTATTAAAAATCGTTTGATAGTTCAAATTTTGTTGATGATTCCGAAATAGTTGATTTTGCATACTCTCCGACTCTCACTTCAAAGAAATTAGATTTTGGTCTAAGTGATATAAGTTCCATAAAATCAAATGGATTTTCAACATTCCAAATCTTATTATAACCAAGTTGAACAAGTAATCTATCAGATACAAATTCAATATACTTTGACATTAAAACCGAATTCATCCCAATCATATTACATTTTATGGAATCTATTATAAACTCTTTTTCAATATTAACTGCTTCTTTGAATATTTTATGTACTATACCTTCATCTACCCTTTTTTTAATTTTACTATATAACAATATAGCAAATTCACAATGCATGCCCTCATCTTTACTTATTAACTCATTACTAAAAGTAAGTCCAGAAAGAAGACCTCGTTTTTTAATCCAGTAGATAGCACAAAAACTACCTGAAAAAAAGATTCCTTCAACGATAGCAAATGCGATAAGTCTAACAGAAAAACTAACACTATTATTTTGAATCCATTTATAAGCCCATTTGGCTTTCTTTGCGATAGATGGTATATTTTCAATTGAATTAAAAATGAGTTCCTTTTCTTCATTGTCTTTAATATATGTATCTATTAATAAACTATATGTCTCACTATGTATGGACTCATTGAAAATTTGATATGAATAAAATGCGCGGGCTTCTGGTATTTGTATTTCATTCATAAATCTACATGCTAGATTTTCCATTATTATTCCATCACTACCTGCAAAAAATCCGATTATATTTTTGATAAAATGTTTTTCATCGTTGTTCAATTTCTCATTCCAATCATTTATATCTTTGGATAAGTCTATTTCATTTACTGTCCAAAAGGAACTCTCCGCTTTTTTATATAGTTCATACATATCATGATGTACAATAGGAAACAATACAAACCGTTTATTATTCTTTTTTAACAATGGTTCATCGTCATTCTTTTTAGTATTATTATGATTATTTGTGGATTCCATTATTATATATACTTGTATATATATTATTTTCCGTCAGTTTTTTTTTATTATATTGATATATAATAACAAGAATGAAGATTAAGAATAACATTATTTTAAAAAATAGTAATAGAAATCTATTCAGTGGAACAGGTTTGCATCGTAAAGGATTGTTAGTTGATGTAAGAGACCATTTAAAACACTCTCGCGATGAATCCGTAGTAGTGAATAATCCTACTTTTGGAAGAGTTCTTAGTAGTAAAAATAATGATGATTCTGTTAAAATTGGAACTATCAATGAATCAGCAAAGCATCCAGACACACATTCCGATTTAGTCGATCAATTTAAAAAGATATCTTTTAAAGACAAGAAAAGGAATAATATAAAATTAGAGTTATAAATTTATACAATAATTAACATAAAAACATTGATAAATAATATAATATCTTTAATTAAAGAAATACTTCTAAATGATCCAAATGCGCCAAAAATAAATCCTTATTTTAAACTTTTGATTTGTTTGAAATTTGATTTTTAAATTTTGATTTTCGTCTTTTCAAAAGTTTCATTTAAGGATTTATTTTTGGAGCATTTGGATCATTTTTTTAAATGGTATTTTTTAACATATATTTTAATAATTTTTACATGTATATTCAAGATCCTTGTCTAAAGAATGCTAAAATAAATTTAACCATTCCAAAGAATTTTCCTCGACAGCATGTTGCTCGAGTATGGATTATCTTTCCAATTTCCACGAATATTTGCCGTACGTCTCATATAATTCTCCCTTCTTTTCGGATCATTATGTTTTGTAAAGTCTTGATAGCCAAGTTGACCAAAATGCACCCATTTATTAGTATTAGGGTTTAAAATCATGTATTTCTTCAATGGTTTATTTGATAATTTTATAATAACGTCATTTCCAAGATAGTGTCGAGCATTTTCATAAACAACTTTTGGATTTGAATAATCATATATTGAATTCATATATAAATATTATATACATTAATTTTTTAAGTGTCTATTTTAATTTATTAATAGTATAATCCATGTAAATCTGATGATTTAAAGCATTTTTTTAAGTAGTGGCAGTTTAATTTTTTTTGAGGTCAGGTTAACTCCCTGCGTCTGAAAAAGATGATTTGAACTTTTGATAGTTATATTTTTAAATTATTTTAATCATTGTTTCATAATCAGTATCTTAAACTGATGTAAATGATGTATTTAAAGTCTTAAAATGTATTAAAAAGTTTTAAAGTAAAATTATTTTTAAAGTTTCTTTTTCATACATTTTATAAATTGTTATATTGGTTGGCATGTGTATTGAACAATTGAAAAGGATAAAATAAAATTAAAAATAATTGCTAGCAGGTTCATAAGCAAATTCCTTAACGAAAAAAGTAGGTTTTTTTTCTTGGGACTCGAACCCCTGTTCCAAAATAGTTAAGCCGTGTTGTACCAGTTGAGCTAACTTGGCACAACTTTTCTGGTATCATGGTTAATATAAAGAACGACTAGTATCAAAAGAACAACGAACAACTCAACGAATACA